GTTTCTTTACTATTATCTAAAACTCAGACTGAGGCATTAGATGATACTCGTTATGTTTACGATTTAGAGATTACACAAACTAGTAGCGGAAACGTTACCAGAGTAATTGAAGGAATAATTACAGTCCGTCCATCTGTTTCAGTATAATACAACTCCTTATCATTATAAATAGTACAAAGAGGGAGCATTAATGCCTGATATTACAGCAAGAATTAACGTTAACACATCAGCGGGTCCAGAAAAAGTATCAGTTACTTTGCCATCGGCTCAGGCAGCAGCCAACAGTTCCTTACAATTAAAACAGTTGGGTGATGTAGACGCAACCACATTAAGTGATGGTTCGCTACTACAATATAGAGCAAGCGATGGTAAATTTGTAACAAGAACAGAAATTGTTACAACAACGGGAACGCTGTTATTTAACTGTGGGAGTTTTTAAATAAGATATGGCAACAATAATTCAAATCAAAAGAAGTTCGGGTACTACTACCCCAGCGACTCTTAAACAAGGTGAATTAGCTTACACCTACGGTTCAGGTACTCAAGCAAATAACGGTGATAGAATATTTTTAGGTACTGGTTCAGTTGATGGAAACGGTGACGCAGTAAGTATTGATATTATCGGTGGTAAGTATTTTACATCAATTTTAGACCACGTTCAAGGAACACTAACTGCTAACTCAGCCTTAATTGTTGACTCAAACAGTGCAGTAGACCAGTTCATTGTTGGTACTTCAGCAACAGTCGGTGGTACAATCAAATTTAACGAGGGTACAAATAACGGTTCAAACTTTATTGCCCTTAAATCTCCAAACGCCGTAACTGCCACTCAAACATTCGTATTACCGGATGGTGACGGTACTGCTGGTCAGTTCCTAAAAACAGATGGTTCAGGCAATTTAGATTTCGCAACTGTCAATCAGTTTATTGATATAGCTGGTGATACAGGAACAGACACATATAATACGGCAGAAACTTTAACGTTTGCTGGTGGTTCTGGACTTGAAGCAGTCGTAACAGATAACTTAATTACATACAATGCAACAGCATTAACAAATTCAAACTTATCAGGTTCAGCTGCAATATCAAATGCTAACCTTTTAAATCCTACAGTAACATTAGGTTCATCTACATTAACATTAGGTGCAACTACAACTGATATTGCAGGATTAACTTCACTAGTTGTTGATGACCTTACACTTAATGGTCAATCAATAACAACTACTGCTGGCAATAAAGATATTACTTTAACGCCACACGGAACAGGTACAGTAATTGTACCATCAGGTTACGAAGATAGAAGTGGTTTCGCAGGACAATCATTAGCAAACAAAGCATATGTTGACCAAGTTGCTCAAGGACTTGACGCTAAACCATCTGCTAAAGTTGCTACGACAGCAAACTTAGCTTCAACTTATTCAAACGGTACTGCCGGAGTTGGTGCAACATTAACTGCTTCAGCAAACGGCGCATTATCATTAGATGGTGTTTCGCCAACTGTTGCAGATAGAATTTTAGTTAAAGACCAAACAACAGCTGCTCAAAACGGTATCTATGTTGTTACTACAGTTGGTGACGGTTCAAGTGCCTTTGTATTAACAAGAGCAACTCCAGAAGACCAACCTTCTGAATTATCAGGCGGTTCTTTTGTATTTGTAGAAAGTGGTACTGCCGGTGGTAGTAACGGTTATGTATTTACTCACACAGGTGCTCCTACATTTGGCACAACGGCATTAGATGTATCACAATTCTCAGGTGCTGGGCAAGTTATTGCTGGTGAGGCTTTATCAAAATCAGGAAATACAGTAAACGTAGAAACAGATAACTCTTCTATTGAAGTTAGCTCAGACCAACTAAGAGTTAAAGCATTAGGTGTTACAGACGCTATGTTATCTGGTTCAATTTCAAGTGCTAAACTAACTGACCCATTATACTTTACAGACGAAAGTTCTACACAAGGTAATGTAAGATTAGGTGGTACTTTAGAGTTTCTTGCTGGCGAAGGTATCAATACAGTAGCAAGTGGTAATACAATTCAGATTGTTGGTGAGTTAGCAAGTACGTCTAATAAAGGTGTTGCTTCTTTCCATTCAGATAACTTTACAGTTACTTCTGGTGTTGTTACTGTTACACAAATTGACGGCGGAACATACTAAGTATGGCAACGATTATTAAACCAAAACTTAGTAGTACAAGTTTAAGTGTTCCTACTACAGGAGATTTAGTAGTCGGCGAATTGGCAATGAACCTTGCAGATGGTAAGTTTTATTCCAAGACAGTAGGCGGTGTAGTAAAAGAAATGGGTGGTTCAGGTAGTGCCATTCTAAATGACATTACAGCAAACGGTAATATTACCAACCAAGACATTATCTTAAATGGTTCTGACTTAGTTTTTGAAGGTAACCTTGCAAATGCATTTGAAACAAATTTAACGGCTCTTGAGCCAACGTCTGACCGAGTGATTAGTTTACCTAACGTATCAGGTACAGTTATTACAACTGGTAACTTAACAACAGACGGAACATCAACAGGTGACGCATTGGTTGGTGAGGGTGACGCCCTCGCTTATGCTATAGTGTTTGGAGGATAATATAATATATGGCTAGTTCATTTAAAAACGCAGGAAGAGCAGTATCGGTGACTGATAATACAGCAGCGAATGTTTACACAGCAGGTACCAATGGTGGTGCTGTAATTCATGCTGTATATATTTCGAATAAACACCCAACAAACTATGCAAACGTAGATGTTAAGGTGACTACAGATGGTGGTAGTACGTTCTATCACATAGGAAAGTCTCTAATTATTGAGCCAGAGAACACTTTAATGTTGGACAAACCTATTAATATGGAACAAAACGACATTATAAGAGTAGTTGCAGAATTAAACTCAGACAGTTCAACTCCGGATGTCGAGTGTTTTGCAAGTATTTTGGAAGTAACTGTATAAACTATTATAAATAATACGTAAGAGGGAAGAACAATAAAAAATGAGTTATTTAATTGCAAAGAAAAATGATACTTCAATTTTTGGTTCAGACCAAGCAGCCTTTCACGGTCTAAGAGTAGAGCGAGAAGGAACAAATGATGGTGTATTAACTTATACTAAAATTTTACTATCTGGTGGCGAGTCAGTTTCACTAGCAGATTACGGTGTACCTTATAATGGAATTGATGACGCAAACAGCGGAGCTTCAAATGCTTACATTCGAGGTTCTAGTGAAGAGTTAGCAGACAGAAGAACACCTGGAAGTAGAAAATATGATGGTGCAAGATTTGACGCTAACAAATTGACATACTACATGAATTCAGAAGGATTTTTAGTAGCAAGATATTTTGCAGATTTTACATATAACACAGGTTCAGCTGGAAACACAAGAAACTGGACGGAGTAATAAAAATTAAAGGATAACAAATGGCAGATTTTGTATTAGGTAGACTAAAATTCGTATGGAAAGGTGATTGGGCAACCGCAACAGCATTCATTGTTGATGACGTTGTTAAATACGGTGGTAATACATTCGTATGTAAATTTAACCATACATCACAAAGCACTTTCGAAGCCGATTTAACAGCAAGTCCTGTTAGATGGGAAAAGATGGTATCGGGGCAAGATTACAAAGGTGATTATGCAAACAGCACATACTATAAAGTAGATGACGTAGTAAAATACGGAGCAAGTTTATGGATATGTACAGGTGCTCACACAAGTAGCGCAACATTAAACGAAACTAAATTTAACATCTATGTTCCAGGTTTAGAGTTTGAAGACACATGGTCTTCTTCAACTCAGTATCAATCAGGCGACATTGTAAATTATGGTGGTTACACTTATCTTGCACAATCGCAAAATTTAAACGTAGTTCCTACAGACGCAAGTTCTGAGTGGGAAGCTTTAACAACAGGTTTCAAGTTACAAGGCACGTACTCTGCCAGTACAGCTTATAAAACTGGTGACGTTGTTAAATATGGTGGTAACACATACGTATGTAAAGCAGACGGATTAACAGCAGGTTCAAATTTACCAACAAGCACATCACACTTTGACTTATTAGTTGAAGGTATTACACTTAAAGGTGTTTGGAACGTTAACACAGCATATAAAGTTAGTGAATCAGTTCTTTACTTAAACAGTTCATACTTAGCAGTAGTTGATAACAACGGTCAAACGCCAGTAGTTGGTGGTGACAGTGGTTATTGGAAACTGTTTACACAAGGTGACCCAGCAGGAATTTTAACCACACAAGGTGACTTAATTATTAGGGACGCCGTTGGCGCAACTAGATTAGCCATTGGTCGTGCTGGTGACAGACTTGTTGTAAGTGCTAACGGAAACCAATTAGAGTATCAAACACCTACGGCGTCTAACGAAATTTACGTTGCTCCATCAGGTGCAGATACAAATCCAGGAACAGAATCGCTACCTTACAAAACTTTGAAAAAGGCAGCTTCAGTTGCTCAGACAAATGGTATTTCTCAAATATCAGGAGTTGCAGGTGGTACAGGTGGTACTCCAAACACATACAGAAACGTTGCAGTATCAGGTGGTTCATCATCTGGAACAACTGTTGACGTAGTAACAGACGGCTCTTCAATTGCTCTTGTTACAATCGTATCAAATGGTACAGGTTGGGCAGAAGGCAATACTGCTACAATCGCAGGTTCAACTATTGGTGGCGCAACAAACGTAACATTCTCTGTAGAAACGGTACAGAACGGTGATACAATTAGATTACAAGGTGGTACTTACGAAGAACAATTCCCAATTATTATACCTAACGGTACAACAGTATTCGGTGACTCATTAAGAGGAACAAGACTTGAACCAGCAGCTGGTTCTTCAACTTCTGTAGCGACAGTAGATACTTTCGGTGCAACAGATTCAAGTAGAACAACAGGAACATATACAAATGTTGTTACAACTTCTGCCGGTACAGGTACAGGATTAAAAGTAACAGTCGTAGTAGGCGGCGGCGGAGCAATTACTTCCGTTGCAGTAACTTATGGTGGTGCTAATTATGCAGATAACGAAGTTATTACAATCGCAGACTCAGTTCTAGGTGGCGGTGGCGG